CAAAACGGGTCTTGCTGATGCGGATTACTCGACTTTCACCACGATCCTGTCAGGCACGATGGAACAGGTGGAGTTCACCTTTAACACGGTGACCATTCTGGCTCGTGACAAACTGGCAGTCCTAGAGCTTCCGTTACAGAAAACCGAGTTCGCCGGGACCAACAGCCTGCCGTCGGGTCTTGAAGGCGTGGATGATTTGAAGGGTCAGAAAAAGCCTGTCTGCTATGGCAAGGTCTACAACATCCAGCCTCCGCTGGTGAACACATCGCGCTTGATCTATCAGGTCAATGACTCGTCCATCAACGATGTCACGGCGGTCTACGACAAGGGCGCAGGGCTGACCAAGGGAACGGCCTATAGCAATGTCAGCGACATGGAAACCAATGCGCCTGCTGCTGGCTACTATCGGGTGCTGTCTACCTCGACTGGCTCCTATTTCCGTCTGGGATCTACGCCTGCTGGCCTGATTACTGCTGATGTTACCCAAGGAGCCACTTCTGCTGACCGTACAGCCGCGCAAATCGGGAAGCTGTTGGCTATTAAGGGTGGCGTGGCATCTGGCGATATAAACGCCTCTGATGTGACTGCGCTGGATACGGCAAACTCAGCCGAGGTGGGCATCTGGATCTTTGGCGATGACACGGGCATTGCCTGCATGGATCAGGTCATGCAGTCCGTTGGCGCTTGGTATGGCTATGACGCGACCGGCCAGTTCCGCATGGGCCGTTTTGAAGCCGCATCAGGAACAGCCGATGTGCAAATTAACGAAGACAATATCCTGAGTATTGAGGCAATCAGGCCCACAGATACGGATCGCGGTGTCCCGGCGTACAAAGTGATCCTGAAGTACCTGAAGAACTACACGGTACAATCCTCGGATCTGGCGGCAGGCGTGACTGAGGCAAGGCGCAATGTGCTGCGCTATGAATATCAGGCTGGATTTGTGCAGGATGCTACAGTGCAGAATCAGTTTCTGTATGCGGCTGAGATTGATAAAACTACTTTGCTGGTCAGTTCATCAGCGGCGAATACCGAAGCCTCACGGCTTCTTAGCTTATATAAAGTCAGGCGCAGGATGTACCAGATTCAGATCGCTCTGGATGTGACAGAAACCCTGCCAGATTTAAATGATGTTGCCAACCTGACATTAGACCGCTTTGGCCTTGATTCTGGTACTCTATTCAGAATCATTGGTATTTCATCGAGTTACGCCAAAAACCGCGCAACTCTGACTCTCTGGGGCTGACATGGCAAACGCGATTATCGCTTACCAGAATCGCATAAACGAATCGACATTCGCCTCCTATGGATCATGGGAAGCCAGTCTGCCTCTGACGAATCTGAAAAACCGTACCCTGTCCAAGGTAGCGCGTTCTACAGACGATGCCAATGCCAGCACTCGATTTCGCTTTGCGCTGACCAAGCCCCGGATTGTGGGTGTTGTGGCGATTGTGAACCATAACCTGTCCACCAATGCCACTTGGCGGTTCAGGGTATACACCGATTCTGGATATACCACGCTGGCCTATGATTCAGGAACGCTGGACGTATGGCCTGTTATGCCTGCTGGCTACTTTGAGTGGGAAGACGATGGTTTCTGGAATATGAAAACCCCAGAAGAAGACCGCGAACTGTTCACGGCTACCACCATCCATGTTCCCAGCACCACGGTGGTTGAGTCCTATTACCAAGTCGAATTCTTCGATGACAGCAACCCGGATGGTTATGTGCAGATGGGTCGCGTGTTTGTCGGCAAGAAATACCAGCCAACCATCAACATGAGCCTCGGCGCATCCGTGGGCTATGAGTCGCGCACCTTGATTGATGAAGCCATCTCAGGTGCGGAATACTTTGATCGCAGGAACTCGGTGCGGGTATCTAGGTTCAGCCTCGGCCTGCTGGATCAATCCGATTCATCACTCAACGCCGACTTGATGAAGATACAGGACACCGATCAAGAGGTGGTGTTTGTTTATGACGCAGATGACACCATCGGCATCAGCCGTAAGTCATTCTTGGGTCGACTAAGAACGCTGTCACCGATTGAACAGCCATACACCACCACCTATCAGACCAATTACGAAATTAAGGAACTGCTATGACGAATTCAGTAACTTTTCCAGTCAACCTAGGCGGTGACGGTTCGACCGTTACTGATGACGATAACGCAAGCACTGGCCTTGGTAACGGTGGACACCGTACCCGATTCGTTCCTGCGATGGGACAGGTGGTGGCGGTTGCCAACGTCTTGACCCAAAGGCTTGCGTCTAACTCAGATACTTCGACCAGTTCTGTAGCCATCGGGACAGGAAACAAGACGTTCGTCACGGCGGGATTCTATGAATGGGCTGTCGGTATGTGGGTGACAATCACCTCCGCTGCCAATCCAGCGAACTATATGTTCGGGCAAGTGACTTCATGGACAACTTCTACGAATACCGTCATTGTCGATGTGGATTCTGTTGGTGGCTCTGGCACATTGTCAGACTGGACGATTGCGCTTTCTTCATATAACCCTGTGGGGTCTTATTTAACGACTGCCGACATTGGTGTAAATGTGCAGGAATATGATCCTTTTATTTCTACTGTGGCAGCATCACAGGCCGAAATGGAAGCCGGATCCAGTACGGAGCTCCGTACCATGACGCCTCAGCGGGTGGCTCAGGCAATTGCTGCGCTGGCTCCTGGGTATGGCCTTTTTCGTAAGGTCGACCCGACCGTAGTTCTTTTTTCCAAGACGGGCAACTTTACGGTTTCAACTCAAACGGGGCTTTATGTCGAGGTCAATGGGGCAATCAAAACGATTGCTTCAGGCGCAGTCGTGACGATGCCAGGAACAGCAACAGCCGGAACCGACTATGCGATATGGGCCAAATCCGATGGCTCGCTAGAGGCTACGACCAATCATACTTCGCCGCCCACAACGGGTGCGCGTAAGGTAGGGGGTTTCCATTATGCGCCAGGCGGGAACTCCACCGGCACATCCGGTGGCAATACCACGGCCCAGATCAATGCCTATTCCTTCTGGGATCTGAAATTCAGGCCCGATTGCCCGGATCCTCGCGGCATGACATTGGTAGCAGGGGGGTTCTGGACTGATATTTATCTGACCAACACCGATCCGGGAACCAATGGCACCTCCAAATACAACGTCACGATCGCCGATGGGTCTTCGCCTCCGAAGATTCCGACTGCATTTGGCGGCAATGGCTCCAGCGCGTATGGCTCGCTGACCTGGTTTGAAGCCAATGAAGTCGCCCGCGGCTATGGCAAAAGGACCCTGACGCAAGCCGAATTCATGGCGGCGGCCTATGGCACTACGGAAGGTTCCTCGATTGGCACGGATCAAGGCTCCACCATCTTGAATGCGGCCTACACCTCCAAGTGGGGACTGATCCAAGCCACGGGTGTCATGTGGGTCTGGGGGCAAGAGCGCGGTGGCGCGTACAACACCGCAGGGGCCTGGCAGTCAGATACCGGTGGCCGCGGCCAATCTTATGGGGCACCGAACGCGGCGGTCTTTGGCGGCTCCTGGCCCAGCGGGGCGTACTGCGGTTCGCGTTCGTCGGCCTGGGACGCCGCTGCCTCGTACTCGAGCTCCAGCGTCGGGTTGCGGTGCGCCTGTGACCACCTGCAACTTGATTAAAGGGCGCGAAAGCGCCCGCTCAGGATGAGCGAATTATTAGAACCTGAGGAACAGATCGCGTGTTACGACCAAATGGCCATTGTCGAGAAGTACGAACGGGTGATTGCCTATTTGTACCCGATTGCCCAATCGGTGCCCCGAAAGCACGGGCTGGCACGCGATCTCTTTTTAAAGTGCCTGATGGGGCAGCCGGACCTGTTTTTTCAGGCCGGCAAGTCCAATCAGGTGTCGAAACTGTATGCCGCCGATGCGGGTCTCTCGCATTTGCGCTTTTGGATGCGATTTCTTCACGCCCAACGCTGCATGAGCCATCGCCAGCTCGATTTTGCCCAAGGATTGGTCAAGGAAGTCGGGGGGATGTTGCACATGTGGATCAAGCGGAAGAAAAAGCAGGGGTCCACCGGGAATTAACGCGGCGATCTTTGGCGGCAACTGGAACAACGGGGCGAACTGCGGTTCGCGTTCGTCGAACTGGAACAACGCTGCCTCGAACTCGAGCTCCAGCATCGGGTTGCGGTGCGCCTGTGACACATGATTTTCGCTCTGCTGCTGCCACGGCGCAGCAGGCCGTCCACTTCAACATGTGGTCAGCCGGTTGGGTCCTCCTTCGGGAAATACGCTTCAAGGTCTGGCAGAGCGCTGAGTACCAGGGACGGGAAAAGAGCGGCCAGCATTAATGAGTCATCGACACAAACAGTTAATTGAGGCCATTGCCGATCCGGGCAATCTGCGCCTGGCGTATCACCGCACCATGAAAAACAAGCGGATGACCTGGGGGTATCTGAACTTCAAGGAATATGACCAGCATCAGCTGCGCTTGATTCGCGCTGAGCTTTTAGAGGGCCGTTACCAGATCGGGCCTTACCGTGAGTTCACTATTTTTGAGCCAAAGGCGCGTCTGATCTCGGCTTTGGGTTTTCGTGATCGCCTGGTCCAGCATGCCCTGTGCAACGTCATCGGGCCGATCTTTGAAAAAGCCTTGCTGCCTTACACCTTTGCCTGCCGCCCGGGAAAGGGCACGCATGCCGGGGTCAGGCATGTGCAGGCCCGCCTTCGAAAGACCCGGGCCACGCATTTTCTAAAGACCGATTTTCGCCGGTTTTTCCCCAGCATCGATCATCGGGTGCTGCATCAATTGATTGAAAAGAAGATTGGATGCTCAAAAACACTGACCTTGCTGCGTGAAATTATCCCCATCGAAGGGCATGGACTGCCGATTGGCAGCCTCACCTCGCAATTATTTGCCAATGTGTATGGCGGTGTTGTCGATCGGTTCCTGCATTTTGAGCTCAATGCCCGGCATTGGGCGCGCTACATGGATGACATTGTGGTGCTAGGCCACGATCCCGAGACGCTTCGGGTCTGGTTTGAGCGCTTGAGCGCGTTTTCTGAGTCAGCCCTTGGGCTTTCGATCAGTAAATGGCAGATTGCCTCGGTCTCTCGAGGCATCAACTTTCTGGGCTATCGGATCTGGCCCACGCATAAATTGTTGCGGCCTGATTCGGTGATTCGGGCCAAACGCAAGATTCGACAGGCCCTGGCGCATCAGGATCATGACCGCCTGAATCAATTCCTGGTGGCGTGGTCGGGGCATGCGCGCTGGGCTGATACCCACCATTTGATGATTTACCTGGAGAACACCCATGCAATTGCAAAACACCATCATCAACACTCAGGCCGATCTTGAGGCCTTGGCGGGCACTGTGGAGCACGCGGAATTCATGCAGCTTCTGGAAGGCAGTCTTTGGCTGATTCAGCGCGATGACATCAATCGGCGTTTTGTCGCGTTAGAAGATAACAGCGTGATTGCCCGTTTTGGCCTGACCCGCGCGGACTTTCCGCATGCCAAACCGCCTGACCTGCCTGTTTGGACGCCTCCCCCCAGCGAGGTGCCCCAGATCGTATCGCCTTTGCAAGCTACAATAGCTCTTAGCAATGCAGGAAAATTAGAGGCTGTCGAAGCCTATCTTGATGCTCCAACTACTGATCCAATTATGAAATTGGCTTGGAATAAAGCTATAGAATTTAAGCGCACATCCACTTTGCTCATTGATGTTGCTGATGCAGTTGGCCTTGGGAGTTCTGATCTTGATGCTTTATTTATTGCAGCATCAAAGATTGAGGTTTAGTCAATGAAAATCAGCCCTGAGGGTATCGCCCTCATCAAGCGGTTTGAGGGTTGCCGACTAGAGGCATACTTATGTCCAGCGAACGTCTGGACCATCGGGTTTGGTTCCACCGGTCCAGATGTTGTCAAGGGCCTCAAAATCACTCAGGAAACCGCTGACATACTCCTGCGCCGGGATCTACTTAAGTTCGAGGCGGCTGTCGAACGTGCGGCTGGGCCTGCGTATCAAAATCAGTTTGATGCAATGGTCAGTCTTTGCTACAACATAGGTCCAGCGGCATTTGCAAAATCGTCTGTGGCGAGACTGCACAAGAACGGCCAGTACGCTAGCGCAGCACAGGCGTTCCTGCTCTGGAACAAAGGGGGCGGCAAGGTATTGCCGGGACTGGTCAAACGCAGGACGGCAGAACGGAATCTTTACTTAGGGGAAGCAGATGTTTAAAAAATTTGGCGTAGCACTCAACCAGAGGTCAACATGGGCAGGATTGATCTGGATCTTAACGGCATCGGGCGTGAACCTCGATCCAGAGCAGTCGGAAGCGATAGTCACGGCTGGCATGGCTTTAACCGGACTGCTCGGCGTATTCTGGAAGGACTGATCGAAATGGGAATGGCCGCAGAATGGCTCAAGGTAGGATTGCCCGTACTGGCGGCAGTCCTCTCTGCTTACGTCATGATTCAGGGCCATGACATCAAGATTAACCGTTTGGAATCCGATATGAAGGCTCACACGTTGGAGCATAAACAGGAAGCCAAAGAGAACTCAGAAAAACTATCGCGCATAGAGATAGCAGTCGAACGGATCGAGACCAAACTGGAAGCTACCAAGGGTCGCTAAAACACATGGCCCATCTCACGCAGACGGGCCTTTTGACTGTCGGTGAGTTTGGGCACTGGACTCCAAGCGACTATCTCGTACTCTGGATGGTACAGCCCTCTGAAGCCGTTACCGTACTTGGTAATCAGCCAGACCTGTTCACCAAGTGGCGGGAGTTCATCGGCACACAGTCGGCATGACGGGCGTTCCTCTGTCATTGGTTTACTTTCGTACATCAATACTCCCGCTTGTTAACCCGTGATCTGCCGTACATCTCAACGCTCTTGCGCCTGTACCACTGGTCTAGGGTGATTCTGGCTTTCTTGCATGACTGACCGATCGGCATCCCTGCCAGCACGAACTCCTTCGCCTTTTCGTACTTAATTGTCAGCTTGGGATCTGCTGTCCTTCCACCTTTGCGCCTCGTGGTCAGCCTGACGTAGGTCTGCACCCACTCTGCTGCCATCTGCTGGGCATCCTCGCCGTCCACCACATCCTCCATGATGGACAGCGCATCATCCAGCAGTTCCCTGCATTTCTTATACGTCAGCATTGACTATCCCGTGGTGCTTTTCTGC